ATTACTTCGCTATCGGTGTCGGGGGAGCGGTTACGGGTAAAGGTGCTGACCTTTTAATTATTGATGACCCCCATTCCGAGCAAGAAGCCATGCAAGGCACGGCTGGAGTCTATGACCGAGTGTATGAATGGTACAACTCAGGTCCTCGTCAACGTCTACAACCGGGCGGGGCAATTATTATCGTGATGACACGCTGGTCTAAGCGGGATTTGACTGGGCAAATCATCATGAACGAAGCAAGAAGAGGCGGAGACCCTTGGGAAGTGATTGAGTTTCCCGCCTTAATGCCTTCTGGAAAACCCTTATGGCCCGAATTCTGGAGTCAAAAAGAACTCGAAGCAATCAAAACTGAACTCCCAGTCAGTAAATGGGAAGCCCAATACCAGCAAAATCCCACGTCTGAGGGTGGCGCAATCATCAAACGGGAAAGCTGGAAGATATGGGAAGATGAATACCCACCCCAGTGCGACTACGTCATTCAGTCTTGGGATACGGCTTTTGAAAAGAATAACCGTGCCGACTTCTCTGCCTGTACGACTTGGGGAATCTTCTACCATCACAATGAAAAGGGCGATGCGGTAGCCAACATTATTCTTTTAGAAGCAATAAAAGAGCGACTAGAGTTCCCAGAACTTAAAGCAAAAGCAATGCAACAATTCCGTGAATGGAATCCCGATACCCTTATCGTAGAAAAAAAGGCGGCAGGTGCTCCTCTCATTTATGAAATGAGACGCATGGGTATCCCTATTTCAGAATATACACCAAGCAAAGGAAGTGATAAGATAGCCCGTGTAAACGCAATATCTGACCTATTTGCTTCTGGTTTGGTATGGTGTCCAGACACTCGATGGGCTGAAGAAGTCATGGAAGAATGCGCTTCCTTTCCGAATGGGGAGCACGATGACTTAGTAGACTCAACGAGTCAGGCTTTATTAAGATTTAGACAGGGCGGATTTATTAGGCTGGAAACAGATGAACCAGATGAAATACCAACGTTTAAACGCAAGGTAACGTATTACTAAGGATAGATATGATTGATAAGAGCCTATACCAAGCCCCAAAAGGTTTAGATGCTTTGGCTGCGGAACAGCCATCAGAAATTGAAATTGAGATTGAAGACCCAGAATCTGTGACCATCGGTATTGATGGAATGGAAATTGAAATCGTTCCAGATAGAGAATCCGAAGACGACTTCAACGCTAACTTAGCCGAGTACATTGACTCTGGCACTCTGGCTCAAATTGCGGGTGACTTGATTGGCGATTACGATGAAGACGTAGGCGCACGTAGAGATTGGATGCAGACGTATGTTGACGGACTAGAACTCCTCGGCATGAAGATTGAAGAAAGAACTGACCCTTGGCCCGGAGCCTGTGGTGTGTACCACCCCCTCCTATCCGAAGCCTTAGTTAAGTTCCAAGCAGAAACCATTATGGAGATTCTGCCAGCATCAGGACCAGTCAAGACCGAGATTATCGGCAAAGAAACACCAGAGAAAAAAGAAGCGGCAGTTCGTGTAGCAGATGACATGAACTACCAGATTACCGATGTGATGACCGAGTACAGACCTGAAACCGAGCGGATGCTTTGGGGTTTAGGGCTATCAGGTAACGCATTCAAAAAGGTCTATTACGACCCAAGTTTAGAGCGTCAAGTATCCATGTTTATTCCTTCGGAAGACATGGTTGTTCCTTATGGTGCATCGAATATTGAAACCGCAGCCCGTATTACCCACGTAATGCGTAAGACTGAGAATGAACTCAGGAAGCTGCAAGTAGGCGGCTTTTACCTAGACGTTGAACTGGGCGCACCAGATAACACACTAGACGAAGTCGAGAAGAAAATTGCCGAGAAGATGGGATTTCGTGCCACTACCGATGACCGTTATAAGTTATTGGAAATGCACGTTGACCTAGATTTGGAAGGCTATGAGCATAAGGATAAAGATGGCGAACCTACAGGCATTGCTTTACCGTATGTGGTCACGATTGAAAAGGGTAGCAGCACCATCCTATCAATCCGCAGAAACTGGAATCCCGATGATGACAGCCACCAAAAGAGGCAGCATTTTGTCCATTATGGCTACGTGCCGGGCTTTGGTTTTTATTGTTTTGGGCTTATCCATCTTGTCGGGGCTTTTGCTAAGTCTGGCACTTCTATTATCAGGCAACTGGTTGATGCAGGGACTTTGTCAAATCTTCCCGGTGGTTTCAAGACTAGGGGTCTGCGTGTAAAGGGAGACGATACACCGATTGCTCCAGCCGAGTTCCGTGACGTAGACGTACCGTCTGGAACCATCAAAGACAACATTATGACTCTGCCGTACAAAGAGCCAAGTCAAGTATTGATGACTTTGCTTGGAACTATTGTGGAAGAAGGACGCAGATTTGCTAACGCTGCCGACCTGAAGGTTGCTGATATGTCAGCCAACTCTCCAGTAGGCACGACTTTGGCGATGTTAGAGCGTACCCTCAAGGTAATGAGCGCAGTACAGGCTCGTATTCATTATTCACTTAAACAGGAATTGCGCCTTCTAAAAGGCATTATTCGTGACTACACTCCAGAGGACTACAGCTATGAACCCGTTGAAGGCGATAAACAAGCTAAAAAGTCTGACTACGACTTGGTTGATGTCATTCCCGTGTCTGACCCGAATGCGGCTACGATGTCGCAGAAAGTCGTCCAATATCAAGCGGTAATACAACTAGCGCAGACAGCACCCCAACTCTATGACTTGGCTTACCTCCATCGTCAGATGTTGGACGTGCTTGGCATCAAAAATGCAAGCAAGTTAGTAAAACTGGAAGAAGATGCCCAGCCGCTTGACCCTATCTCTGAGAATATGAATGCGGTAAATGGCAAGCCAATGAAGGCTTTCATCTACCAAGACCACGATGCACATATTGCAGCGCACCAAGCATTCATGACAGACCCAGTGGTTACGAAGACGATTGGTCAGAATCCACAAGCAAATCAAATCATGGCTGCATTACAGGCGCACATGGCACAGCACTTAGGTTTCCAGTACCGTGCCCAAATCGAGAAACAGATGGGTGTTACCCTCCCTGCTCCCGATGCTCCATTACCAGAGTCTGTGGAAGTCGAACTATCAAGACTTGTAGCTACAGCAAGCCAGCAATTGCTTCAAATTCACAAGGGCGAAGCAGCCCAGCAGAAGGCAGAAGAACAGGCAAAAGACCCATTGGTACAAATGCAACAGCAAGAACTGCAAATCAAGATGCAAGATGCCCAGCGCAAAATGCAAAAAGACCAAGCAGATATGCAAGCAAAGATGGCTCAAATTCAGGTCGAGCAGCAACGTATCCAGTCCCAAGCCAACACCGATGCCATGCGTATTCAAGCCCAAACACAGGCAGATGCCCAGCGAGTTATGGCAGAAAACCAACGTGCGGCAGAGAAGCTGGCATCAGAATCCGAGCGGGATAGGCTCAAGCTGGGTGTAGATGCAGCGAAGGCACAGGCTCAAATAGCAAATAAGGCTAACAAATAATGGAAAAAGTATTAAAACTTCTAGCTGAAAAGATAGATGACAAAGTGGCACAACTTCAGGAAGCACTTGGGAGCGGTTCAGCCAAGGACTACGTGGAGTACAAAGCAATGGTTGGTGAGATAAAAGGTCTTCTTACTGCCCGTTTAAACATCCAAGACCTACAAAAGAACATCGAGGAATCTGATGAGTGAAATACTACTGGCTACTAATCCAGACAACCCAGTAATAATTGGTTCAATTAACAAACCCGCAGAAGAAAAAGCTAAACAACTCCCCAAACCGTCTGGTTATCACATCCTTTGTGCTATTCCAGAGGTGGAATCTGAGTTTGAAAGCGGAATTCTGAAAGCAGATGCAACTCTTCAGTACGAAGAAATGCTGACTACAGTCCTTTTTGTCGTAGCTCTCGGTCCAGATTGCTATAAAGACCCCACCCGCTTCCCTTCAGGCGCTTGGTGCAAACAAGGAGACTTCGTTTTAGTACGTCCAAACAGCGGTTCCCGTCTAGTAATACATGGGAAAGACTTCCGCATGATTAATGACGACTCTGTCGAAGGCACTGTAGACGACCCTCGTGGTATTAAACGCAAATAAGGAGCGACAACATGGCAGATTTTGACAAGCAAGAGTTTAAATTCCCAGACGAAGCAGAAAAAGAGACCAAAATCGAGGTTTCTGCTGAAGATGACAACATCGAAATCGAAATTGAGGACGATACCCCCGAAAAAGACAGGAACGTAGACCCACTTCCTGAGAATGTTAAGCAAGAACTCTATGAAGATGAGCTAGAAGACTACTCCGCAAAGGTTAAGAAGAAGCTTTTGCAGATGAAGAAGCTGGCTCATGACGAAAGACGGGAAAAAGAACAGGCTTTACGTGAACACCACGAGGCTTTGGCACTGGCTCAACGAGTAATCGAAGAGAACAAGCGTCTAAAGAACAACGTGAATGAGAACGAGAAGAGTATTCTGCTTTCCGTTACTAAAGCAGTGGAACTTGAGTTAGAAAAAGCCAAAGATGACTACAAAAAAGCGTATGAATCTGGCGATACTGACAAGGTAATTGAAGCCCAACAGAAATTAACCGAAATTTCGATGAAACAGGACAAGGTTAGAAATTTTAAGCCTACCCCTTTACAAATCGAAGAACCTGTTGTACAAATGAGGCAACAGGAGGTACAAGCACCTCGTCCTGACCCTACTGCGGTGAACTGGCAACAGCGAAACACGTGGTTTGGTGAAGACGAAGAAATGACATCCTTGGCTTTGGGTCTCCATGAGAAACTCAAAAAAGAGGGAGTAGCAGTATCTTCACCTGAGTACTACAGACGTATCGATGAAACGATGCGTAAACGGTTTCCAGAGCAATTTGAGACCGACAGTAACGAACAAAAGAACGAGGAAACTCGCTCTACACGCCCAAGCACGGTAGTTGCACCTGCAACCCGTAGCACATCCTCTAAGAAGATTCGCCTGACAACGTCACAGTTGAGCATTGCGAAGAAACTTGGTTTAACAAATGAGCAATACGCTCAAGCCGTATTAAAAATGGAGTCCTAAAATGACAGCCAACAGAAAACCCCGTGAACTTGAAAACCGTGTAATGGCAGAGCGCCCTAAGCAGTGGACTCCACCAGAACTCCTTCCAGAACCAATTAAGGAGGCGGGATACTCGTACAGATGGATTCGTACTTCAACCTTAAATGCGGCTGACCCACGAAATCTTTCAGCAAAACTGAGAGAAGGCTGGGAGCCAGTAAAGATTGAAGAACAACCGCAGTTCCAACTGCTAATCGACCCAACAAGTCGCTTTAAGGACAACATTGAAGTCGGTGGATTATTGCTTTGCAAGACTCCAACTGAGATGGTTGAACAACGTAATACTTATTACGCTAAACAAACCGAAGCTCAAACGGAAGCTGTAGACAACAATCTCATGAGTCAAAGCGACCCAAGGATGCCACTCTTTAGAGAGCGTAAATCCTCAAGTAGCTTTGGTAAAGGTTCTTAATTTTATTAATCTAGGAGTTTTAAATGGCTTATCCTACCGTAGCAGGTCCTTATGGATTTCAGCCAATCAATTTGATTGGTGGTCAGGTATTCGCTGGTGCAACTCGTCAAATCCCCATTGCTTCAGGCTCTGGCACATCGATTTTTTACGGTGATGTCGTGCGTTTGAACACTGGCGGTACTTTGAGCCGTGTTTCCACTACCGATTCTGCAACAGACGCTGTTGGTATTTTCTTGGGCTGTGCTTTCACAAACCCAACTACCAAGCAATTCTTGCAACAACAGTTCTACCCAGCTTCCACAGT